GGACCTAGATAATAATAAGAAACTACTAATTTTATTCTACTCCAAGGTTATATAAATACTTAAAGAATTATAACCTTGGAGTTTTTTTATGGCAAACCCTACAAGTAGAAGTACATTACAAGACTATTGCAAGAGAGCATTGGGTGATGGTGTCATTGATATCAACATATCTACAAATCAACTTGAAGATAGAACAGATGAGGCACTTCAATTCTTTCAAGAATATCACTTTGATGGTGTAGAAAAGACACTATTAAAGCATAAGATAACTGCAACTACAATCACACTTTCTGCGGCAGTATCAGGAAACTTTAATGCTGGTGAAAAAATTACAGGCGGCACTTCAGGTGCTACTGCTACTATCATAGATGCTCCTACGACAACGACAATCAGAATTAAAAATCATATAGGCACTTTTCAAGCAAGTGAAACTATAACAGGTGCAGTAACAAGTTCAACTGCAACAATATCATCTATATCTTTAGGTGACATATCTAATGGATACATTCCTATTACAAGTGATTTAATCACAGGTGTTGTAAAAATATTTCCATTTACAAATCGTTCAGACTTAAATATGTTTGATGTAAACTATCAACTTAGATTAAATGAAGTTTTTGATTTTACTTCAACTTCAGTAATCTATTATACGATGGTACAAAGACACATAAGTTTGCTTAACGAAGTGTTAGTAGGTAAGAAACCTTTTAGATTTAGCAGACATCAAGACCAGTTACACATAGATATGGACTGGGATAATGATGTTGATGTAGATAGTTTTTTAGTTGTAGAGGCATATAGAATACTAGACCCACAAACATATACAGATGTTTACAATGATATGTTTTTAAAAAGATATCTAATAGCATTACTTAAATTGCAATGGGGTAATAATTTAATTAAGTTTCAAGGTGTTCAAATGCCAGGTGGTGTTACACTAAATGGTGAACAAATATATAATGAGGCAAAAGAAGAAAAACGACAAATAGAAGAAGAGGTATCTTTGAAATACGAGTTACCTGTAGATTTTATAACAGGATAATGACTAAATGGCACTTAATACTATATTCAATCAAGGTGGTGGATTAAGTAGTGGTCTGTCAAACGAACAGACTTTAATTAATAATCTATATACTGAGGCAATCAAAATATATGGTTTTGATGTGTTCTATATTCCTAGAACACTTGTAAATCTAGATAAAGTATTTCAAGAAGATGAATTATCTAAGTTTACTTCAGCACATGCGATTGAAATGTATTTACAAAGTGTCGATGGGTATGAAGGAGAAGGTGACTTCTTATCTAAGTTTGGTGTTGAAATAAGAGATAGAGCAAGTTTTGTTGTAGTCAAAGATAGATGGACTGCCGAAGTCGATAACAACGCATCATTAATTGTAGAAGGTAGACCTAACGAAGGTGATTTAATTTATTTACCTTTAACAAAAGGTCTATTCGAAATTAAGTTTGTAGAGCATGAAAATATATTCTATCAACTAAATCAAATATACACTTATAGATTAGATGTAGAGAAATTTGTATATTCAAGCGAAGTATTTAACACAGGAGTTTCTGCCGTTGATGCTATTGAAGATGCAAGGTCTACAGATATGTTTAACTATGAAGTTAGACTTGAAGACAATAGCGGTGCTATATTACTTGAAAACGGATTTAAACTTATCAAAGAAGATTATAAACTTGTTGATACAACTACAACTGCAACAACATCACAATCTATTGCACCTTTGGCACAAAATAGAGAGTTTGGATTAAATGCTGATAGTATAGTGGACTTTAGTGTCTCTAATCCTTTCGGTGATATTAGTCAGAATAAATAGGTACTAAGATGTTTGGAACTCATTTTTATCATTCAACAATAAGAAAAACTGTCGTAGCATTCGGTACTATTTTCAACAATATTCAAATAAGAAGAGTTGATGGTAGCGGTAATGTTGCTCAAAGTCTTAGAGTGCCACTAGCATATGGTCCTAAAGGTAAATTTTTAGCAAGACTATTTGAAAATCCTAGTTTTAGTAATAAAGTACAAACTACAGTTCCTAGAATGGGTTTTGATATATCTTCTTTTTCATATGATAGTACAAGAAAATTAAATACATTAAATAAAAGAAGAAAGATAGATAGTGCAGATAATAGTAAATTAGATTTTCAATATCTATCTGTACCTTATAATATAGATTTTAACTTATACATTTTCGCTAAACAACAAGACGATGCATTACAATGTGTTGAACAAATATTACCATACTTTACACCTGCATATACATTAACAATTAATGCAGTACCTGAGATGGGTATCAAACAAGACTTTCCTGTAATATTAAATAGTTTAACATATGAAGATGATTACGAAGGTGATTTTGCTACAAGAAGAAGTATAGTATATACTTTAACATTTACAGTAAAAACTAATTTTTATGGACCTGTAGATAAACAAGGTGTAGTTAAGAAAGTAAGAATAGACCAATATACAAATGTTACAGATGCGCCTACAGATGTTGATGATATAAGATACGAAGTCGTACCTAATCCAACAACTGCAGATGCAGATGATGACTTTGGATTTACAGAAACAATAACTGAAAATCCTTCTAGTGCTTAAGGAGATATAACATGGCAATAAAAACAGTCTTAGCAACAACCCCAACAACTGCAACTATATCTGTATCAGGAGATTTAACTTTTGATAACTTTGTAGATATTGACATAGATGTAGATACATTGGGAAGAGATGAAACTGCAACTAATCCTGAAGTATTAATTAATCAAGTAGATTATGATATTAATGCAGGTTCAGGACTAGGTGCAAGAGTAGAAAGAGTTACAGAACCTAACCCTACAGTTGTTCTTAGAATAGCATCAACGGCAGGTGTTGGTACTATAGAAAATCAAGGTCAAGAAAATTTAGCGGCAGAAGGTGATAAGAATATTAGAGTTTATATTGAAGATGGTTCTATGATTATCACATTAAAGAAGGTGAGTGGTTTCACTCAAAACTAACATGAGCAAAAGCGAAGATAAACTTAACGATATTTTTGATTTGCCTAAGCAAATTAAACAAGAATTTAACAACGAGATAGTTCCTGAACTAGTTTCTCCTAAACCTGTAATAAATGAAACAGAAAGTGAAAAACTACAGAATGAACTTGAACCTATTACAGATAAAGAAGATGTCGATAATGACTATGAGAATGCTAGAAAAAACTTCTACTCTTTAATAAATAAAGGCAATACTGCTATTGATGGTATACTAAACTTAGCAAAAGAAAGTGAACATCCTAGGTCATATGAAGTTGCAGGACAACTAATTAAAGTAGTAGGAGATACTACACAAGAACTATTAAAGTTACAAAAGAACTTAAAAGAACTGAAAAAAGTCGATGATAAAGCACCTAGAAATGTAACTAATGCATTGTTTGTAGGTTCAACAAGTGAATTACAAAAACTAATCAATGGCAAGAAGGAAGGTAAAGATGAATAAAGATTTTGATTTTGGGTTTACTGCAGTTGACGAAGACGAGTTAGAGGCAGTTCAACAAACACAAGCAAGTGCAGAGAATGTAAAAGCAAGAGCAAGTAAATTAGAAGGTAAAGTAGATAAACTTTATAATGCGATTACACCTCTATTAGCAAACTTAAAAAAGAATCCTGAAAAAGAATACATATATTGGCCCAACCGTACTATTAAGATTGAGCAATTTGAAAATATTATTACGAAGATAATCAATGAATAATGAAAACTATTTAGGTAATCCTAATCTTAAAAAAACAAATGTAGCACAAGAATTTACTAAAGAGCAAATCGAAGAATATGTTAAATGCTCTAAAGATCCTGTGTACTTTGTTGAAAAGTATATAAAGATAGTAAACCTTGACGAAGGGTTTGTTAACTTTAATCTATACCCATTTCAAGAAAAAATGGTAAAGACTTTTCATAAGAATAGATTTTCTATATGTAAGATACCTAGACAATCAGGCAAATCTACTACAGTTTGCTCATATATTTTATGGTATTCGTTATTTAACGAAAATGTTAACTGTGCCATTCTAGCAAACAAAGGTGCGTTAGCGAGAGACCTATTAGCAAAGATACATATGTCATATGAGGCATTGCCTTCTTGGTTGCAACAAGGTATCAAAGTTTGGAACAAAGGTTCTATAGAATTAGAAAATGGTAGTAAAATAGTTGCCGCCGCTACATCATCAAGTGCAGTTAGAGGTGGTTCATACAACCTAGTATTTCTAGATGAGTTTGCATTCGTACCTTATCATTATGCAGAGGATTTTTTTCGTTCAGTTTATCCTACAATTACTGCAGGACAATCTACAAAAGTTATAGTTGTTTCTACACCTAATGGTATGAACATGTTTTATAAGATGTGGGTAGATGCAGAAAACAAAAGAAACTTATATAAAGCAATAGATGTTAGTTGGAAAGATGTACCTGGGCGTAACGCAAAGTTTAAAGAAGAAACAATAAAGAACACAAGTTTAGAACAATGGCAACAAGAATTTGAATGTGAGTTTTTAGGTTCATCTAATACATTAATTAGTCCTAACACATTAAGAGTTTTGCCTTACGAAGAACCTATATATAAAAAAGATGGTGTAGTTCAATATAAAGAACCTCAAAAAGATAAGACCTATGTTCTAGTGGCAGATGTTGCGAGAGGTGTAGGATTAGATTATTCTGCTTTTGTAGTAGTAGATGTAACATCAATGCCTTTTGAAATAGTTGCAGTATTTAGAGATAATCAGTTATCTCCTATGATGTTTCCTACAGTAATTAATAAGATAGGTACACTATACAATCAGGCATATGTTCTAACAGAGATAAATGATATAGGTCAACAAGTTGTGGATATTCTAAATAATGAGATAGAATACGAAAATATACTGTCTTCTCAAATTAAAGGTAGAGCAGGACAAGTTATAGGAGGAGGGTTTGCGTCTAAGAACCAATTAGGTATTAGAACAACCGCTCAGTTAAAAAGACTAGGATGTAGTAATCTAAAGTCTTTAGTAGAAGAACAAAAATTTATTATTAGAGATTTTGATATAATTAATGAACTTTCGACTTTTGTTGCCCGAGGTCAAAGTTATGAGGCGGAAGAAGGATCACATGATGATTTAGCGATGTGTCTAGTAATGTTTGCCTTCTTATCAAGTCAACCATATTTTAAAGAGTTGACTGATACAGATATAAGACGAAAACTATACGATGACAAGATGAGGGCAATAGAAGATGGGTTAACACCCTTCGGCATCATAGACGATGGATCACCTAGGGTAGAACAGAGTAGTTTTGTTGATACCTCAGGAGATAGATGGTTCTATAATGATGATGAGTTAAATTAGTGAGAATTATAAATATTCTTACAAAATAGAAGAATAGTTAAACGGGAGTAATAACATGGCATTTCAACTTTCACCAGGAGTTTTAGTCCAAGAACAAGACCTAACTCACATAGTGCCAGCAGTTGCAACTACACCAGGTGGGTTTGCCGGTGTATTTAATTGGGGTCCAGTTGATGAAATTATTAATATAAGTTCTCAAAACGAACTAGTAGAAACTTTTCAAAAACCAGACGACAATACATTTTCATCATTTTTTACTGCGGCGAACTTTTTAGACTATGGTTCAAACCTACAAGTAGTTAGAGTTGCAACAGGAAACTTAAACTCTTCAGCATCAGGAAGTGGTATTCTAGTTAAAAATACTACAGACTGGACTACAAAGACTAGTGCATTAAGTAGTGGTAATCATTTCTATATCGGAAGATATCCAGGTACATTAGGAAACTCAATCAGAGTATCACAATGTCAAAATGCGGCGGCATTTTCAGCATCTAATGTAACTACTACAACGCAAAATAATTCAGCAGGAGCAACATCAGTTGTTGTTGTCGCTGGAAATACTCTTGCGATAGGAGATTTAATCACATTTGCTGGTCATACAACAAAATACGAAATAACAAATATATCAACAAATACCTTAACAATTAGAGAAAAAGGGAAAACAACTGGACTAACAGTAGCAGTTGACGGATCCTCTACACCTGTTCAGGTATCTAGAGAGTGGTACTATGCAGACCAATTTGATGCGGCACCAGGCACTTCAGCACAAGCAACTGCAAGAAGTGGTTCAGGTGATGAAATTCATCTTATCGTAGTTGACGAAGATGGATTGTGGACTGGAACTGCAGGAACAATTCTAGAAAAATATTCAAATCTATCAGTTGCCTCAGATGCAAAATCATCTAATGGTTCAGTAAACTTCTATAAAGAAGTTGTTTACGCACAATCAGAATACATCTTTTGGGGAAAACATCATACTTCACTAGATGCAGATGTAGGGGCAGCGGCAGGAACTTTAGGAAACGCATTCTCTCACGCAACGAACTTACCTATGTATAGTTCACTTGCTGGAGGAACAGACGATAACGCACCAACAGATGGTGAATTGCAAACAGGATTTGCAAAATTTGCCAACGATGAAGCAGTAGATGTATCATTGATACCTACAGGTGCCGTATCAGCAACAGTATCTAAATATGTTGTTGAGAATGTTGCTGAAGTAAGAAAAGACTGTATGGTATTCATATCACCAGAACTTGCTGATGCTCAATCATCAACACCTGCAACTGATATTAAAGATTTTAGAACTACGCAAAATATTAATTCATCTTTTGCAGTTATGGATAGTGGTTACAAATATCAGTTTGACAGATACAATGATGTCTTCAGATATGTACCGCTAAACGGTGATGTAGCAGGATGTCTAGTAAGAACTGATTTAGTCGCTGATCCTTTCTTCAGTCCAGCAGGATTTAACAGAGGTCAGATTAAAAATGCAGTTAAACTAGCATATAGTCCAGACAAAGCAGACAGAGATACATTGTATAAAAATGCAATTAACCCAGTTGTATCATTCCCAGGGCAAGGCACAGTTCTCTTCGGAGACAAAACTATGCTTTCTGCACCTAGTGCCTTTGATAGAATTAATGTAAGAAGACTTTTCATTATTCTAGAAAAAGCAATAGCAACTGCGGCGAAGTTTCAACTGTTTGAATTTAACGATACATTCACTAGAGCAAACTTTAGAAATCTAGTAGAACCTTTCCTTAGAGATATCCAAGGAAGACGAGGTTTAACAGACTTTAAAGTAGTGTGTGATACAACTAATAATACTGCGGCAGTTATTGATGCAAATGAATTTAGAGCAGACATTTTTGTGAAACCTGCAAGGTCAATCAACTTTATCACTCTAAAATTTGTAGCAACAAGAACTGGAATTAGTTTCGAAGAGACTGGCGTATAACAGATAAATATAAGTAATAGGAGTTAAACAAATGGCAACAATCTCAGATTTTAAATCTAGAATGATTGGAGGGGGTAGCAGAGCAAATCAGTTCAAAGTTACTCTAACTTTTCCTTCTTATGTTTCAGGTGCAGTCTCAGGTAGTGCTGGTAGAGATAGTGAGTTTTTATGTAAAGGTGCTGAACTTCCTGGTTCAACTATCGGTAACACACCAGTTAACTACAGAGGTCGTATCGTAAACTTCGGAGGAGAAAGAACCTTCAGTCCTTGGACAGTAACAATTTACAACGATACATCTTTTGCTATCAGAGATGCTTTAGAAATATGGCAGAATGGTATCAACAATGTAGAAACTAATAGAGGTAGAGTATTTCCTGCAGAATATCTAGTAGACCTACAAGTTGACCAACTTGATAGAAATGATTCCATCATTAAGTCTTACATAATTAAGGATTCGTATCCGACTAACATCGGACCGATTGCTCTTGATTTTGGAACTAATGATGCAGTTGCAGAATTTACTTGTGAATTTACATATCAGTATTTTGAAAGTACAGGTGGAAGTCTTGGTGGTACTACAACTACCGATACTACTGTCTAATTTACTTTTCATTTTTCTGATATATTAATGTTAAGAGTGGAGAAAACATGGCATTCAAATTATTCGGTTTCACGATAAGAGGAAATGAAGAAGAGAAGAGTTTAAGTAAGCAGGACATAATTCTTCCTTCACCGGACGATGGTCAATCGACTATAGGTGGGGGAGGTGCTTACGGCACTTATCTTAATCAAGACTATTCAGCAAAAAACGAACACGATTTAATTAAACGATATCGTGAGATAGCACTATTTCCTGAGTGTGAATCCGCTATTGATGATATTATTAATGAAGCAATTATTTCAGATAGTGAAGAAGGTGCTCCTATTAATATCATAACTGATAATATTCAGTTTTCAGATAAAATCAAAAAACAGATACAAGAAGAATTTAAATTTATCATGGGTCTTTTAGACTTTAATAAAAGGTCTCATGAACTATTTAAAAGATGGTATGTTGACGGCAGAATTTATTTTCATAAAGTCGTTGATACATCTAATCAAAAAGAGGGAATACAAAAACTTAGATTGATTGATCCTAGAAGTATCAAGTTTGTTAGAGAAGTTAAGAAAAGCAAACCTGATGGTGAAATAGGAACACAAACTATAACAGGAATCAAAGAATATTTTCTATATTCTGAAGGCAAACAAATAGGTAATAATATATCTATCAAGGCGGCGAATGCAATCGCATTAACGAAAGATAGTGTATGTTATGTACCTAGTGGTATAGTCAATGCTAACAATAATATTGTATTAGGATATTTACACAAAGCAATCAAACCTGTCAATCAGTTAAGAATGATGGAAGATGCTTTAGTAGTTTATCGTATCGCAAGAGCACCTGAAAGAAGAATATTCTATGTAGATGTAGGTAACTTACCTAAATTAAAAGCAGAGCAATATCTTAATGATATAATGGTTAAGTTTAAAAATAAACTTGTCTATGATGGTGATACAGGTGAAGTAAAAGACGATAGAAAATTCATGAACATGCTAGAAGACTTTTGGATGCCACGAAGAGAAGGCGGCAGAGGTACTGAGATTACTACACTAGGGGGAGGTCAGAACCTAGGTGAAATCGAAGATGTAGAATATTTTAAAAAGAAAATGTTCTTAGCATTAAATGTGCCACAGTCTAGAATGCAACCTGAAAGTGGTTTTCAACTAGGTAGAGCAACAGAGATTAATAGAGATGAACTTAAATTTACTAAGTTTGTTCAAAGACTAAGAAAAAGATTTTCTGAGTTATTTCATGACTTACTCAAAACACAATTAATACTAAAAGGTATTGTGTCTGAAGATGATTGGGAAACTATCAAGCAAGATATTAGATATGACTTTGTAAAAGATAATCAGTTTACTGAACTTAAAAATCAAGAGATATTAAGAGAAAGAATAGGATTATTGAGAGATACACTAGAGTTTGTAAACGGTGAACAACCTAAATTCTACTCTCAAACATGGGTAAGAAAGAATATCTTAAAACTTACCGATGACGAAATAGAAGTCATAAATAATCAAATAAAGCAAGAGATTGAACTAGAACAACCACCAGAAGGTGAAGAAGGCGAGGAGCAATTCTAATGAGTGAAGAGAATATCAAAGATTTTATAAACGATGTATCAGACGGAGAGTTAAGTGCCGCTAATGATAAATTCGAAAAAATCATGAACAGTAAAGTAGCAGATGCTTTAGAACAACAAAAAGAAAAAGTATCTAAAAATTTATTTAAAGATAAAGAAGAAACAGAGGAATAAATGTCAATTACACTTTCACAGGTCAAAAAAACTATTGAACTTTATGAAAAGGTCAAAATCGGACCTGGCGAAAAAGTAGTTAAGACAGATAAAGTCGGTCGTAAGAAAAATATCGAAATGACTTTAACTAAAAAGGGAAGACAATTTTTTATTTACTTTGATGGCGAAAAATATGCTAGACCAGTAAATAAAGAAAAAGATGCAGAAAAACTTGTAAAAGATTATCTTAAATTAGTAGGAGAAGAAGTTGCTAATGTATTTGATATCTTAGAAGTACGAGGTAAAGCAGGATCAGACGATGGTGATGAAGATGCAGATAAAAACATCATCATGCAACTATACAAAGTAATATCTCTCAGAGGTATGAAACCTGTAGAGTTTGACGATGGTAAAAAAGTAAAAATTAAACCTCAAGATGCAAAAAGAATTTTAGACTATTATGGTAGACTAAGAAAACCATCAGACAAATTAAATTTACAAAAACTTATTACTCGTAGCAAAAAAGATTTTGATAAAGGTCTTAAAGCAGTAATGGGAGAAGAAGTAGAGATATGGGAACAAGCAGTAGAAGTTGCTGAAGATGTTCAAGACATATTTGTAAAACAAGGTGATGTAAATAAGATTGCAAGTCAGATAGCAAGAAGTGCCAAAGGTTTAGGATTAAAATCTGCCTTGATGGGTAATCAAGTTAGAGTAAAAGGACCTAAAGGAAAAGTAAATGACTTTTTAAGAGCAGTTATTGGTAAGTCTTCAATGGGTAACGCAACACAAGTTGGAAAAAGCACACCTCAAATAGATAAGATGCTAAACAAACAACTTAAAGCACAATACGATATTACAGAATTTAAAAAAATGAAAGTTACCATTAGAGATATGGACAATAGAAAAAAAGCAATCTCTGATTTGAAAAAACAAAGATTAAATGTAGCAGTTTCAGGTGGGGTAATTAAAGTAGATGGTAGAGGTAAAGATTTAAATAATATTGCTAAAGACTTAATGAATTTTTATGGTGCTAATGTAGTTGCTGAAGAAGTTGAACTTGATGAAAAACAAGAGCAAGGATTCTTAGTTAAAATTCCAGGCATTGGGGAGTTGATAATAAAAGCAAAGAATAAAGCAGAAATTCGAAAGATGCTAATTAAGAAGTTTAAAAAGATAGATGATTTCGAAATCAATCCCAAAAGAATGCTTGAACCACAAATAAAAATGTGGCATCGTAAGAAAGGTGGTATGGCACCTGAAGATGAAGAAGACAATAATGAAGAATAAAAGTGAATTTTTTTATAAATAATAGTAGTAAAAGATAAAAGGATAAAAGATGGCAATAGGACAACGATTTCTGAAGGTTACCAAAACAACCAATGTGGTTAGTGTAACTGGAGGTGCTGGGAATACGACTATTGATATAGACGGAGCAAATTTCAGAGCGCCTAGTCAAACTGCATCATCACCTACTGTAGGAATTAAAGAAATCTTTTGGTCAGGAGATGTAACAGTAGAGAGTGCCACTACAGGTACTATCAGATTTGATAGTGGTAATGTAGGCACATCGGGTCACTTTATACTGCCTGCTTTAGAAAACTCTGATAGCGATGAAGATATCAAAGTTACTGTAGGTACAGGAAGTGGCACTTGTATTTTAGTGTTAAAGAAACTAACAGGATATGCAGGTATCTAATGAAACTAATAAGAGAAGAAATTAACGATGTAAACTTTCTCAGAGAAGAGAAAGACGGGAAGAAAGACTACTTCATAGAAGGCGTTTTTATGCAGTCTAATGTGAAGAATAAAAATGGTCGTATCTATCCTAAAAATGTAATCGAAAGAGAAGTCTCTAGATACAATAAAGAGTTTGTATCTAAGAACAGGGCGTTTGGTGAGTTGGGACATCCAGATGGACCAACAGTCAATCTTGAAAGAGTATCACACATGATTAAAGACCTTTCTATGGAAGGTGATAATGTCATGGGTAAAGCAAAGATAATGGATACTCCTTATGGTAAGATTGTGAAAAACTTGATGGACGAAGGCGCTACTTTGGGGGTAAGTTCTAGAGGAATGGGATCTCTTAAACCTAAAAAAGAGGCACAAGAGGTTCAAAATGATTTCTATTTAGCGACTGCCGCCGATATAGTTGCGGACCCATCTGCTCCAGAGGCGTTTGTAAATGGCGTCATGGAAGGTAAAGAGTGGGTTTGGGATAACGGAATCGTAAGAGAAGAAGTTGTCTCAAATTATAAAAAACAACTTACTGAAACTAAACTTTCAGACTTAGAAGAAAAGAAACTAGCAGTATTTGATAGTTTCATTAAAAGTCTGAAATAACATAAATATAATTACTAATTAAATATAGGGAGTAACATCAAATGTCAGTAGAAGAAAAAATCAGAGAACTTTTAGAGGCAACTGCTCCTGGTAAATCTGGTGTAAAAGCAGAACCTATGCCAAAAATCGCTAAGAATAAAGAAGATGGCGATATGGAAGACACAGGTCCAGCAGTAACAGATCCAGAACAAGCAAAAGGACCAGACGCATCTAAAAAAGTTAAAAAAGCGGCAGTACCTGGTGGGGAAGCAAACAAAGGCGAACCATCAATCAAACCTGGCGCAACTAAAGTAAAAGCAGAAGAAGTTGAAGAAGACGAAGACAAAGATGAAATCGTTGAAACTGCTAAAGATGATGAAGAAATGAAAGAAAAGAAAAAGAAACTTGCGGCGATGAAACATGATGATGAAGAAATGAAAGAAGAAGATGATGAAGTTTCTGATGAAAAAGAAGATGACAAAGAAGACGATGATGCTAAAGAAGAAGACATGGATGACGAAATGAAAGAAACCATGAAGAAAACTAAGCAAGACATCGTTGCTATGTACGGCAAGAAGTTAATGTCTATGAATAAAAAAGACTTAGCGGCATCTTATCATAACATGGCATCTGGCAAAATGCCTATGAATGCTATGAAACACAATAAAGAAGATGTTGATATGTCTGCAGATGTAGATGCATTAACTGAAGGCGAAAATCTTTCAGATGAGTATAAAGCAAAAGCAAAAACGATTTTTGAAAGTGCAGTTAACTCAAAACTAGCAGAAAAAGTTGTAGAGTTAGAAGAGCATTACGACAATCAACTTGCAGAGCAAACTGAAAAAGTTAAAGAAGACTTGGTAGAAAAAGTTGACGATTATCTTTCTTACATTGTTGAGCAATGGACTAAAGAAAACGAACTTGCTATCGAAAAAGGTCTTAAAACAGAAATCACAGAAGACTTTATTGTATCTTTGAAGAAAGTATTCGAAGAGCATTATGTTGATGTACCAGAAGATAAGTACGATGTTCTAACTTCTCAGCAAGAAAAAATTGCTGAATTAGAAGGTAAACTTAATGAAGAAATTGAAAAGAATGTCAACACTTCTAAAGAAATCAACGAGCAAAAGAAGTCAGATATGATTAAAGAGCATGGAAGTGATTTAGCAGAAACACAAAAAGAAAAGTTTCAATCACTTGCAGAAGGAATTCAATATGAGAATGATGATAAGTTTGCGGAAGAACTAAAGACTATAAAAGAGTCCTACTTCCCAAAGGTTGCCAAACCAATCGAAGACGCCGAAGTTGCTGAGGAAAACGAAGAGAAATCTGAAGTCAACTTATCGGGTGATATGAAAGCATATGCATCTTTCATTTCCAAAAGCACTAAGGCAAACTAATATTATAAATATAAGAAGTAAAAATAAAAACGAGGAGAACTAAGATGTTTTTAACAGAAAACCTTCAAAGTAAGTGGCAACCAGTTCTAGAGCATCCTGATTTACCAGAAATTAAGGATTCTTATAGAAAAGCGGTTACTACTGTTATCTTGGAAAACCAAGAAAAAGCGATGAGGGAAGATAGAGCAACACTTACAGAGGCAGCACCTGTCAACGATGCGGCGGCGATGCCTGATACTGGTGGAGTTGCGAAATTCGACCCAATTCTTATCTCACTTGTAAGACGAGCAATGCCTAACTTGATTGCATACGACATTTGTGGCGTGCAACCAATGACTGGTCCAACTGGTCTTATATTTGCGATGAAATCTAGATTTAGTACACAAGGTGGTACTGAAGCATTATTCAACGAAGCAGACACAGACTTTTCTGGTGTTGGCACACATGCTAACTCAAACCCAGTTGAGTCCCCTTATACTTCAGGTACTGCGGCATCAACCGCAAACGGTGAAGCACTAGGAGATGGTTCAGTTTCTATGGGTGATAGTGGTCAGTTTAACCAAATGGCATTCTCAATCGAGAAAACTACGGTTACTGCTAAAACTAGAGCATTAAAGGCAGAATACACTCTTGAACTTGCACAAGACTTGAAAGCAGTTCATGGGTTAGATGCAGAGACAGAATTAGCAAATATTCTTTCTGCAGAAATTCTTGCTGAAATCAATAGAGAAGTTGTAAGAACTATCTATACTTCAGCAAAAGCAGGTGCCCAAGCGGGTGCAGTTGCTAGTGCCGGTACTTTTGACTTAGACACAGATTCCAATGGAAGATGGTCAGTTGAAAGATTTAAAGGTCTTTTATTCCAAATCGAAAGAGATGCGAACCATATCGCACAAGATACAAGAAGAGGTAAAGGTAACTTTATCATCACTTCTTCAGATGTGGCATCTGCTCTTTCAATGGCAGGAGTTCTAGACTATGCTCCAGCATTACAATCTAACTTGAATGTTGATGATACTGGAAACACTTTCGCAGGAACATTAAATGGTAAAATCAAAGTATATGTTGATCCATATTCAGCAAATGCTTCAGATAGCAACCAATACTACTGCGTAGGTTATAAAGGTTCATCTCCATACGATAGTGGATTGTTCTACTGCCCATATGTTCCACTACAAATGGTGAGAGCAGTTGGTGAGAATACTTTCCAACCGAAAATTGGTTTCAAAACTAGATATGGTATTGTTGCTAATCCGTTTACTTCAATCTCAGCGGATTCAAACAGTTACTACAGACTAGTTAAAGTAACTAATTTGATGTAATCTTAAAGATTGCAATAAACTTTGCATTAGAGGGGGTCTTCGGACCCCCTTTTTTATTTGTGATTTAAAGTTTTCCTAAAGCACCTGCGACTAAGAATATAATAAGACCACCTATAGCAATAATCAATAATAGTATCATAAATCCTTCAAAGATATCTTTTCTCATTCGTCTTTGTTTCCATATTGCTTTTTCTCGTTGGTCTCTTATGTCTCTTCTCATTTGTAGCATTTCTTCATATGCTTTTACGCCATAGGTATATGTGATGAGAGTTCGAAGTTCTTTTTCTTGTTCTTGAATTTTCTTTTGAGCAATAAGTAGATTAAGTGCCTCTTGCTCTATAGAACCTTTGTATAGAACTTTACCGAAGACTGTAGGATTATTATTTTCTTGTTTAAGTTTTTGTATGTCAGTACACGCACTAAACCACCTACCGAGTTGCTTACTACAATTCTCGATATCTTGTCCTGCACTTATTAATCTCTTACAGGCATTAAACGCCGTGGTGGCACCTGCTAGTATAGTTAATGGGTCTATGATACCCTCCTACAACTGGTACTAGTATTTAGTTTTATGAAGTTTTTATTATGCCGTTAATATAAGAATAAATAGTATCGAAGTGAGTTTTTTATAATCTAAACAATTCTATCAAGAGGTTACTCATGTCAGAAATAGACGAGAAGAAAAACAAGATTGAAGATTTAGATGAAAGACTTGAAGAACTTGAAAATAAAATCCAAAACATCGAAGATATATTAGACATTCAGGACGATGAAGAAGACGATACTGAATGGGAAAATAATGAACAAAATGAAGAAGACGAAGATAAAGAGTAAAGCATAGTTTGAGGAGGGCGGTGTTCTATCGCCCTCCATAACTCATATAAATAGTAATATGGTATTTACAAACAACACAAACATAACAAACTGGACAGGTGATACACCTTCAAATCTAAATCACCTGCAACCTAATAATTTTGTTTTCACAATGAACAGAATTAGAAATGTATCGTTTGCCTGTCAAACTGCAAACATACCTTCACTTCAATTAGGACAATCAAGACAATTTACAAGACTAAAAGATTTAAATATACCAGGCGATAAAGTAGAGTTTGGTTCTTTAGATATAACTTTTTTAGTTGATGAGAATATGGAAAACTTTAGAAAGTTGTATGATTGGATTAAAGATATAGGTACGGCACAAAACTCGGCAGACTATGATGCATATATTAATAGACATAAAGATAGATTTCCTGGCACGAATACTGCTAAAAATTTACCGATTGCACCAACGATGAGTGATGCAATTATGACTATTACCGATAGCAACAATGTCTCTAACTTAGAAATAAGATTTAAAGACTTATACCCAACCTCTCTAGAAGGATTAAGATTTGATACTACAGATACAAGTCTTCAATACCTAACTGCGGCGGCAAGTTTTCAATATAATATTTACGAAATCGTTAAATTATAATAGGATTTGCCTTGACAAACAATAGTCTTTGTGCTATTGTGATAACTAAACCTTAAGGATTAATAATGATAGAACTAGAGAAATTACAAACAATGTGGAAGAATGATGCACCTATCAACGATGTTGAGTTAGGTAAAGAAGCGGCATTAGTTCCTAATCTACATGCTAAGTACATTGAAATACTTTCAACAGTTAGACTTAATCTTAGAAAAGAACAAAGCGAATACTTTAAACTTAGAAGACATAAGTGGAGATATTATCGTGGTGAAATGTCAGACACAGAATTAAAAGAATTAGGTTGGCAACAATATCTAGGTGCTAAACCTTTAAAGAATGAAATGGAAGAACATTTACAAGGTGATTTTGATTTAATTAAAAAGCAAGACAGAATATCATATTATGAAACGGTTGTATCTTTTTTAGAAAGTGTTTTGCGTAGTATTCATTCAAGAGGATGGGATATTAAGAATGCAATCGAATGGCATAAATTCACAAACGGAATATCGTAAATATATTTGCTCTATATGTGGAGAGATATATGATGAAGAAAAAGGTGACCCTAACGCAGGTCTGCCGCCGGGCACCAAATATGAAGATATACCTGATTATTGGAAATGTCCTGAATGCGGAGCAACAAAGCAGAGTTTAATGTTAGATGAATAATAACTATATAATACTAGAAAAAATCAATGAAGTTTATATGAAAGTTGATTGTGCTGATACAGGCATGACATATGAACTATCAGAATATTTTACATTCAAAGTACCAGGTGCAGAGTTTATGCCTACATACAGAAATCGTATGTGGGATGGTAAGATAAGATTATTCAATATGTGGAATAAATCTTTGTATGTGGGATTGACACATAAGTTAGAAGAGTTTTGTAAGGAGAGAGGTTATGAACTACTTGGTCTTGATGATATTCTTAATCGCAATAAGTTTACTATAGAAGATGTTGTAAAAGAAATTACAGATTTAAAATTACCATTCAATCCTAGAAACTATCAGGTTGATGCAGTATTAGATGGTCTTAATAACAATCGTATGGTAATGTTATCACCTACTGCATCTGGTAAGTCTCTCATCATTTATTGTCTAACACAACTAGCAACTGAAGGTAGATGTCTAATTGTAGTGCCTACTACTTCACTTGTAGAACAAATGTATAAAGACTTTGCAGATTATGGTTGCGATGTAGAAAATCAATGTCATAGAATATACTCAGGTCGTGATAAAGAAACAGACAAAAGAATTATAATTACTACATGGCAGTCTGTATATAAATTACCGAAGTCATGGTATGAAGGTATTAAATGTGTGATAGGTGATGAAGCACATTTGTTTAAAGCAACATCATTAAAAACTCTAATGGAAAAATGCGTAGATGCTGATAAGAGATACGGTACTACAGGTACTTTAGATGGCAGTAAAACACATGCGTTAATGTTAGAAGGTTTGTTTGGTGAAGTAAGACAGTTTACAACTTCTAAAAAACTTATGAAAGAAGGTAAACTAGCAAACTTAGATATTAGTTGTATTATGTTAAACTACAATGATAAAGTAAAACAAGAAACAAAAAAATATACTTATCAAGAAGAAATGGATTTTATCTGTAGTTTCGAACCTAGAAATAATTTTATAAGTAATTTAGCACTAGACCAAAAAGGTAATACTTTATTGTTATTTCAGTATGTAGAAAAACATGGTAAATTATTATATGAGCAAATCATAGAAAAGAAAAAGAAGAATAGAAAAGTATTTTTTGTATATGGTGGAGTTAATGCTGATAAACGAGAAGAAATTAGAGCAATTACTGAAAAAGAAAAAGATGCAATTATTGTCGCATCTTACGGTACTTTCTCTACTGGTATTAATATACGAAACTTGCATAATATTATTTTTTCTAGTCCTAGTAAGTCTCGTATAAGAAATCTACAAAGTATCGGTAGAGGTTTGCGTTTAGGTGATAAAAAGACAAGTGCCAAGTTATTTGATATTGCAGATGACCTAACATGGAAAGCACATAAGAATTATACACTAGAACATGCAATCGAAAGAATTAAGATTTATAACGAAGAAAAATTTAACTATAAAACAACAAAGATAAATATATGATAATGACAGTTAAACTTATCAAACTTTCTAACGGTGATACCGTGATTAGTTCAGTTAAGGCAAATGAAAACGACAACTACATTACCTTAAACGAACCTATTAAGATGATAAGAATATCACAACAAAATCCACTTAGTGGTAAAATGTACGAAAATGTATCTTTCGGACCTTGGGAACCTATGGCGAAAACTCAACTATTTAATATTAGAAAAAAAGATGTTCTAACTATAAGTGAACCTAGACCTGATATGATAAGATATTATGAGACCTTGAAGTTAAGATTAAAAGAAGAAATTGAATTAGATAAACAGTTAACAAAACAAAGTGAACAAGCATTAAAAGAAGATATCAGACAGTTACCTGGTACCGATGATAAACAAAAAATATCTAACCTTGCTAGAATACTGGAAGAAATCGAACATATGAAAGAACTAGAACATGAAGAGTTTAATGGTGAAATACCTAAGAGAAAGAAACCAACAGTACACTAAAGGTATTGTTCTTGAAGGGACTACACCGTAGATTATACACACGGTTTATTGATGTGTCAAGAAGAAATATGGAGAAATCATGGCAAAAACCAAAGCACGAAAAGAGCATTATGTAAACAACAAGGAGTTTCTTGTTGCTCTTATAGAATATCGAAAAGCGGTAGATAAAGCAGAAAAGCAAAAGAAAGAAAAACCACCTGTTACAAAGTATATAGGTGAATGCTTTCTAAAGATTGCACAGCATCTATCATACAGACCTAACTTTATAAACTATACATACAAGCATGATATGATATCAGACGGCATAGAAAACTGTTTGATGTATATACATAACTTCAATCCAGACAAGTCGCAAAATCCATTCGCATACTTTACACAAATTATATACTACGCATTTTTGAGAAGAATACAGAAAGAAAAGAAACAAACAGAATTGAAACAAAAATTAATCGGTGAAATGATGATGTCAGATGCCGTTACAACTTTAGAGGGCGATGATGCCGAATATAGAAATCAGTATCTACAATTCTTACAAGAAAATCAAATACCGACAGATAAGGAACAAGCAATCGCTAAAGCAAAAGATGATAAACGAGTTGCAGAGCAACAATCAAAAGAAGGTGCTTTAGACGAGTTTATGGAGTAATTATGAATATTATTGTATTGGGTGCCGGTTCTGCTGGTTTAATGTCAGCAATATTAATAAAACGATTTTATAAAAATAGTCCTTTTGATGT